ACACAACTGCAGACGCCTTTCAATTGTCTACATCCTTCTATGCCACATACCTGTAAAGTTTTACACATCAATTTCTTGTTGTTCATTAACATCTTTTGTTTCTCTCGATGATGAAGGAATTTTTCTGTCAAAAACTCTAGTAACAATTTGGCCGGAATATTTTTCAATTCGCGTCCACGCCATCTTACATTTTCGACATTCGGTAGTGCGGATATGGAAGCACCTGCAATGGGTGTGAACTTCTGCACCGTACATAACCAAATATCATCGATTGGTTCATGACGATTCGCTTTGCGCCACAATAAGGCTTTTTCTTCATCAAGCATTCCTCCTTTCTCTCCATTCATTGAGAATTCAGGGCGTGTGCTAACGATTATCCTGTAGTCAATTCTTCGCAAGGCTGCGGAAGGAGACGTGACCCAAGTCTTAACTTGCATCCACTCAGAATTAGTCGTTATAGTGCACAACTCAGGTTCAGCAAAAACTCTTCCTTTGGACTCAAGATCGGCCATCTCGAGAGAGCATTTAACGTTATTCTTGATCCTAAAGATATCTTCCCAGGGATTGAACGACGCCTTATCAGCAACTCCTTGACAAAAATCATCCCAATTTATAGATGTCATGTCAGATCTATATTTTGACCAAAAACGTTCGCCAGGGTTCTTTGTGTACCACAATCTTTCACTCGCTTCAACACCAGCAGATGTCAACAAAGCTCGTTTGACTTGCTCTGTAATGAAAGACTTACTCTGTGCTGTGTTACCAAAGAAACAAAGAAGCATAGGTGACATGCGAGTGCCTCCTGCTATTTTCAAATCGACGAAATTGTTGTGTATTTCCATCAGTTGAGAATGTAGCCTTACCAATGTGGCATGAGCCATGCCTCTGGTTATAATCTTCTTTCTCCTTTCTAGTTCCACAATGGCATCTTCTAGTTTGATACTGAACTCTCTATCATCAATACCAAAATCCGTCTGAAGATTACCTACTGCACAAGAATCCCACCAACGCCTTATATCTGCAATGCGCTGATCCATGGTTACATCTTCCATACCTGACCACAAAGGATTCAAGGAACCGTGTTTCCAACATGCATATCCAACTTCAACAAAATAGACGACAGTGTCCATAACTGCGTCAATAACAGATCCAGCTTTCTTGTGTACTACATTCAAATCAGCAGATATCAAT